CGGCCACGCGGGCCTGTATTGCATCGACGCGCGCCTGCCGGGCGAGCCCTGCGGGCCGGATGCGGCGCTGTTTGAGGAGGGTTGATGAACTACGCCAAACCCAACCGCGAGCTGCCGTTTCAGCAGGTCGGAACGGGCATGGTGCTGAACTTCCGTTGTGCTCGGTGCAATCTGGCGAAGCAGATGGACGGCCGGCGCAAGCAGAAGGTGCAGGGGCTGAAGCAGTTCGTGTGCAAGGGGTGCGTCAAGTGAGCGCCAGCCAGCGCAACAAGGGCGCCGCCGCCGAGCGCGAGGTGCTGCGTTTGCTGGGCGAGGAGCTGGGTCAGGTGCTCGAGCGCAACCTCACCCAGACCCGCGGCGGTGGGGCCGACTGCCTCTGCGTCAAGGGCTGGGCCATCGAGGTCAAGCGCCAGGAAAAGCTTAGCCGCCCCGCTTGGTGGCGCCAGGCCGTCGAGCAGGCCGACCGCGAGGGGGTGGAGCCGATGCTTCTTTACAGGCGCAACAGGGAGCGATGGACGGCATGGATACACACATCGAATGGTCAGTACCGCGAGGGCACCCTCATGGACGCGGCCAGCGCCATCCGGGAGAAGTGGTTGCGATGGCCGTGATCAAGACCAACCTGGCCGCTGATATCCCGCTTGAACTGCGGGAGGCCGATGAACTGCTCATGCACTACGGCCGCTGGGCCAGGGACCGGCGCCGCCTGCACAGATGCGGGTCAGCGGAGGGCCGTTATGTGTCCCCGCCCAACGACGACGACCGGGTGCCCGGCGAGATCGTGATGCCGACGCCTCTGGCGATGGTCTGTCAGCGGGCGTTGACTTGGGTGCCTGAGCGAGAGCGCGTCGTGCTGGCCGTGCTTTACATCCCCCGCAAGGTGCCAGCCGAGGTGCAACTGCGCCGACTGCGAATCAGCCCGCGCATGAGCCAGGAGCGGCATTTGCTGGGCCTGCGGATCTGGTGGAACAAAGTTCGAGTAAACCGTTGACAACAGATCAAACCTATGGCAGGATGGATGCACCTGATCACAGAGATTAGTGTTGGCTTGCGAGATTTCGCAGGCCTACTTGCCAGAAAAAAGGAAGCCCGCGGCAGCAATGTCGGCGGGCTTTTTGTTTTGGACAAGCCGAAAGGCATCCAATGGATAAACAATCAAACAATTCAAACGGCCGCGGTGGCGCTCGTTCCGGCGCTGGCCGGCCCAAGGGCTCGCTGGACAAGGGCAACGCCCTGATCCGCGTGATGGTCGCTGACGCGCTCAACCGGGCTGGCGGTGTGGACTACCTTGCCCGGGTCGCTGAGTCGCACCCAGGCCCGTTCCTCGGCCTGGTGGGCAAGGTGCTGCCGATCCAAGTGACCGGCGAGGACGGCGGGGCGGTGCAGCACTCCATCCGGGTGACGTTTGGATGAGCGGCGACCTTCAAAACAGAGCGGCCCAAATGCTGCTTGTAGGGTTTTGCAAGCACTGGCTGATGTCGACGGTGGCTTCGGCGGTTGAGCCGTCCGATTTGAGCGACGACGATGAATGCGTTCTGCTGCACAAACGAGCGCCATGTTTACCATCAAACAAGTTTGAGTACAGAAGGCCCGCAAGGGCCTTTGTCATTTCTCACTGGCCAAAATTGGGAGCCTATCTGCTCAAGCATGAGAAAGACCACGAAAAAGTCCTGGCTCTGATCCCTCAGGTTGAGCGCCTTACCTGGAAGCCAGGCGTTAAGACCAAGCTGCATTCGGCGACGGACCTCAACGACGCCAAGAAGACCCAACGTGCTGCAAAGGTGCAGCAGGCTGATTACAGGCTGTCCAGGGATGTATTCAAGACAACCCAGCGCAGCGCGTGGAACGTGTGCAAAGCATGACGGAGGCCTGGTTCCCGCAGAAGCTGCAGTTCCTGTTTGAGTCCCACCGCTACAAGGTGGTGCGCGGCGGCCGGGGCAGTGGCAAGTCCTGGGGCTTTGCCCGCGCTCTGCTGATCATGGCGGCGCAGAGACCCATGCGGGTGCTGTGCACGCGAGAGATCCAGAAAAGCATCCAGCAGTCGGTGCACCAGCTCCTGCGCGACCAGATCGAGGCGCTGGGACTGCAGGCGACCTACGAGGTGCTGAGCACCGAGATTCGCGGCAAGAACGGTTCGCAGTTCTTCTTCTCGGGTTTGAGCGACCAGACGGCCGAATCCCTCAAGAGCTTCGAGGGGGTCGATGTCTGCTGGTGCGAAGAAGCGCAGGCCATCAGCCGGCGCAGTTGGGACATCCTGATCCCGACCATCCGCAAGAACGGCTCGGAGATCTGGGTCAGCTTCAACCCGCAGCTCGAGAGCGACGAGACCTATCGGCGCTTCGTCAGCAGCCCGCCGCCGGGGTGCATCTCCATCGAGATGAACCACGCCGACAACCGGCGCTTTCCTGCGGTGCTGGAGGCCGAGCGGGTGCACGCCGAGGCCACGATGCGGCGCGAGGACTACGCCCACATCTGGGAGGGCCAGTGCAAGCCCGCGGTCGAGGGCGCAATCTACTTCGACCAGATGGCGCAGGCCGGCTCGCGCATCGGCAACGTGCCGCACGACGCCCTGCTCAAGACCCACGCGGTGTGGGATCTGGGCTTCAACGACTCGATGTCCATCATCCTGGCGCAGAAGGTCAGCAGCGAGATCCGCGTCATCCACTACATCGAGGGCACGCAGCGCACGCTGGCCGACTACTCGGCCGAACTGAAGGCCCTGCGGCTGGATGGCGAGCCGATCAACTGGGGCACGCATTACCTGCCGCACGACGGCTTTGCCAAGCGCCACCAGACCGGCAAACAAGACGCCGAGATCCTCCAAGGCCTGGGCTGGAGCGTGCAGAGGACGCCCAGCATGGACGTGGAGCAGGGCATCAAGCGCGTGCGAGACGTATTCAGCCGGGTCTATTTCAACCGCGACCGCACGGCCCGGCTGGTGGAGTGCCTGAAGCGCTACCGCCGCCAGATCAACAACACAACGAACGAGCCCGGCAACCCAGTGCACGACGAATTCAGCCACGGCGCCGACGCAATGCGCTACCTGGCGCTCAACGCCGACGCGATGAGCAACGACACCTGGGGCGGGCAGATCAACTACCCGCGTCTCCACCACGCATAAGCACACACCATGGCACGAATGTCTGACGATGAACTCCGGTCGATCACCGACCAGGAGATGCGCCAGAGCGTGGGCTGGTACGGCGGCAAGCTGGCCGCCCAGCGCCAAAAGGCGATGCAGTATTACCTCGGCCGCCCCACCGGCGACCTGACGCCGCCCGAGATCGAGGGCCGCTCGGCCGTGGTCAGCCCGGACGTGCGCAACACCATCGAGTCAATGCTGCCGCAGCTCATGGTCAAGTTCGCCGGGTCCGAGCGCGTGGTGGAGTTCGAGCCCACCAAGCCGGGGGACGAGGCCAAGGCCGAGCAATGCACCGACTACATCAACCACTGCTTTCACGTCCGCAACAACGGCGAGCTGATCACCTACAACTGGATGAAGGACGCGCTGCTGAGCAAGAACGGCATCGTCAAGGTCTGGTGGGATGACCGCAAGGAACTGAAGCGCGAGGAATACCGCAACCTCAACGCCGTCGAGCTGGCCCAGCTCATGGACGACGACGAGATCGAGGTCACCGAGCAGCGGAGCTACCCCGACGAGGTCGACGCCAAGCAGCGCCAGCAGGCCCTGCAGCAGCTCCAGCAGCAGCTCGACCAGGCCATGCAGGCCGCCGCGCAGAACCCGCAAGCCGCGCAGGCGGTGATGCAACTCCAGCAACAGATGGCGCAGATCCAGAGCGCGCCCCCCGTGCTGTCCTACGACGTGGTCTGCAAGCGCACCAAGATCCAGGGCTGCGTGCGGGTCGAGAACGTCCCGCCCGAGGAGTTCCTGATCAGCAGAAAAGCCAAGAGCATCGAGGACGCCAGCTTCGTGGCGCACCGCGTGGCCAGGACGCAGTCAGACCTCAAGTCGATGGGCTACAAAAACGTCGACCAGATCAGCGGCGACGACCAGTCCACCGCGTTCAACATGGAGCGCATCGAGCGCCTGGGCTACGACGACGAGCTGGCCTACCTGCAGGCCGACACGCTGTCCACCCCCGACGACTCCCAGCGCGTGGTGTGGGTGACGGAATGCTATGTGCGCGTTGACTTTGACGGCGACGGCATCTCCGAGCTGCGCAAGGTGACGCGCGCGGGCAACCAGATCCTCGACAACGAGGTCGTGGACTGCGCGCCGTTTGTGTCCATCACCCCGGTGCCGATGCCGCACAAGTTCTTCGGCCTGAGCGTGGCGGATCTCGCCTTGGAGGCGCAGAAGATCAAGACCAACATCCTGCGCGGGATGCTGGACAACATGTACTTGAGCATCAACGGCCGCTATTTCGCCGTCGAGGGCCAGGTCAACCTCGACGACCTGCTGGCCTCCCGACCCGGTGGGGTGGTGCGCGTCAAGCAGCCTGGGGCCGCGGGTCGGCTCGACCAGGGCATGGGCGACAGCCAGCTCGGCATGTCCATGATGGAGCAGATGCAGGGCTTCCTGGAGGACAGCACCGGCTGGACCAGGTACAACCAAGGCGCCGATGGGGACAGCCTCAACAGCACGGCCACCGGGGTGAACATCATCACCAACCGCGCCGACATGCGCCTGGACCTGATCGCCCGGAACTTCGCCGAGGGCTTCCGCGACCTGTTCCGCATGATGCTCAAGCTGATCAGCCAGTACAGCAACAAGGAAGACGTGATCCGCCTGCGCGGCGAGTGGGTCAACATCGACCCACGCGAGTGGCGCAACCAGTTCGACGTGAGCGTGAACGTCGGCCTGGGCACCGGCAACAAGGACCAGCAGGTGGCGCACCTGATGGCCCTGCTGCAGCAGCAGCAGCTCGGCCTGCAGGTGGGCACCGCCACGCCGGAGAACGTCTACCAGAGCCAGCAGGAGCTGGTGAAGGCGCTGGGCTTCAAGAG